CAGTCTATTTTCCAGATACAGCCGCACTCATTACATTGGCCGCTATGATTAGCAATGTAGTGGAGTAGGGCGCCTTCGACAACTTCGATGTTTTCTGTGTGGCACTCCGGGCATTGGAGTGTTTTCCAGGATTGCCTACATTTGCGGCAGAAATATTCATTGTCTTCTAAAACTTCTACGCAATCTTCACCACCGCACTCAGGACATTGGTCATCATCAATCGCTAAAACCTTGACTTCGGGAAACCAAATTGAATCATACTGAGCCATACTGTAAATCATTTGTTAAGTACCTCCTTTTCTAACTTGCAATCCTGTACCCGACATTCCCTTTCCACATGATACCGGAAGGCAGATAGTCAATGTACCGCTCACCCTGTTCCAGGCGATCTCCTTTTCTGATTTTCCGGAACCTTTTCTCTTTGATTAGGTAAACGATACCTGGCGACTTTGCCTTCATTTTCCAGCTTCCTCCAGTGCGCTTAATTTTGATTGCTATTATATACCACAAACAAACAAACAAACAAGTATCTTTTGATAAAATTTTCTCTAGTGGCATAATAAAATTTGTTTATAATGCTGAAAAATTGGAAAAAGTCTAGACATACAACGATGTAAAAGTATGTTATTTTATTATTATGGTGAGCAATCAAAAAGAGAGCAGGCCGGAACGAGGGGCCTGTTTTTGTTTTACTTTTTTTAAGCGAGGCAACCAGGCCACGCAACCGAGGGAGTGTAGCCAGAAGCGAGAGGTATAAGGAGCAAACCGGCAGAAGGCCGGGATTATATATGGAAGGAAGTGAGCGAGATGGCACAAGGCGAGGGAGGCGGAAGGCCGAGAAAAGCCTTTGATATAGAGCAGTTTGAGGAGATGTGCAAAATACAATGCACGGAAGCGGAAATATCTGCAGTATTAGGAATGAACACAGACACACTGGAAAAGAATGTAAGAGAGCATTATGATGGTAGAAGTTTCTCGGATGTATTCGCCGAAAAAAGGGAAGGCGGCAGGTCTAGCTTGCGTCGCGCTCAATGGAAGAAGGCCGTTGATGGCAACGGTGACACCATTATGCAGATCTTTCTAGGCAAAAACATACTGGGCCAGATGGATAAACAGGACATAAATCATACCATTGGCGGCGATCTCAATATCTTTATCGGCGGTAATCCAGCCGGTGAAGATCAGCCTGACAGCGAGGAATAGTTTGACCTTTACTCCCGGATAATCGGTTTATGTTCCGATAATAAGCACTATGTAAACTAGCCCAAAACCCTGCAAGCCTTGGTATCACTAGGTTTATGGCAAGTTGACATAATTATATGCAACCTCTGACCTTTTGACTATATCTGACATACTATATGTAGTATGCCTGGTTAGCCGGTTTACCTTGCCCCCTCCCTATGCAACAGGGTATCAACCCCAGGCATGGGAGGCATGTGGTACAGTCCAGGGGACCAGCTGCCAGGCCGATGGGTGGCCGGGGGTAGGGGGTGGCATTTTAACCCCCCTTGCTCGCTGTCAAAAAATAGTAAGATTCAAATTTACATTTTTTCAACAAAAAAGCGCTTTCCCCACATCAAGCGGTCAGGTTGTCTCCCCTCCTGGCCGTTTTTGTTTGTGGGTTAAAGACAGCAAAGAGCTACTATAAAGCAATTACACGTTAAAATGCGGTTTGTGCCTACTCCCGCAATGTCTGAGGGGTATTTTTGCAAAGGTACACTGGTCATACGTTGCTCGGGAGGTGATTGCATGAAAAAAGAGACCGCTGAATACCTTATGGGACAACGAAATGCGGTTAAAGACGAGTTTATAATAAGCAGGGAAACAACGGGTACCGCAGAACATATTGTGGTTTCTCACCCAGACGTACAAGACCCTATATATAATCTGTGGAGTGGGGCCAACAAAAGCAGGTGCTATAAACTAAAGACACAAGACAATGAAGATGAGCCAAAAATAAAACGCAGGACTACCGGAGGCAAAAAACCATATATTATGTTGATGCAAGGGCAGGAAACAATACCTGCTCTTTCTCTTTTGGCCTCTGGGCTGCTGCTGAAAATATTTAACGGTGGACACATTGAATGGCACACCGGCAGGGTCATATATGGCAGGGGCAAAGTCAGTATGACTCAGGGGGCAATGGCAAAGTGTTTCGGTGCTGGCAAGGCCAAAATTAAGGCGATCGTGTCTGAGTTGGTTAAGAAAAAGGCCATGCGGTATGACAGGAAAACGAGAGCTTATTTTGTGGACCGCGCAATAGCTAGAAAAGGGGGAGGCGTGCGTGAGGATCAAGTTTAAAAAGGGGATACCGCCAGAGGCAATGTCCAGGATGCTCCTCGATATTATCAACGAAAGGGATTTGGTTATTGGCTCTGTCAACGTGTACGTCCAAGAGTACGGCGAAGATATGAAACCTGTTAAGTTTGACAGTGAATACTTGGTAGTAGAGGCGGCTGGAGTTACTTCTGACAGGTATTCTGAATACGTTGCCGCACAGCGGCGCAAGAGAATGAAGGCGGTATGAAAACAGGAGGACACATGTTACCTGAAAAAGTAAACATCTTCGGTATTGAGTACACCGTCCGTCAGGACAAAGACGAATATCTTGATGCATCAAGCGCATTGGGAGAGATATTTTATAGCACCCAAGAGATTTACATTAAAAACACCATGAGCGAGGAACGCAAAGTCAAAATACTGGTGCATGAGATATGCCACGGGATCATGTTTGAGGCTGGGGCCATAGGTGAGGCTGGAGACGAAAAAATAGTTGGGTTCATGGGCATCTGTCTGCATCATTTTATTAAAAACAATGACTTTGAGTGGGTGAAAAGGTGACAATATGGCTAAAAACCCAGAAATACATTTCGACCTTGAAGCCATTACAAATGACGTGTACCTGCCGCTTTACGAGAACAATTCCCGCTACCTTGTTCTAAAAGGCGGTGGCTCTTCTGGAAAATCTGTATTCGCCGCAGAAAAGCTGATATTCCGCACTGCAAGGAGTAGATACCCTCATAGGTGGCTTATAATTCGTAAGGTGGCTAAAACCCTGCGCGAGAGTGTTTTTACCGAATTAAAGCGGACTGTTGATGATTGGAACCTGACTAAGTTATTCAAAATTCCTAAAGGCGCGGCAAGCGAACTCTATCTCGGGTATGCTCCGAATAAAACCGAATTTATATTCGCTGGGCTTGACGATGTTGAAAAACTGAAGTCCATTACCGGCATAACAGGGATATGGATAGAGGAAGCAAGCGAACTGGCCGCTGAAGAGTTTCGACAGTTGGACATAAGAATGCGTGGCAAGACCAAGTATTATAAGCAGATGATACTAACATTCAACCCTATTTACATAACTCACTGGCTCAAAGGTGAGTTTTTTAACCCTGGTAAACCTAAGAAAAATTGCACAGTTCTAGAGACAACGTATAAAGACAACAGGTTTCTTGATAAACAGGCCATAGAAGTACTAGAGGGATTCAAGGAAACCGATCCTTATTACTACATGGTGTACTGCCTGGGGCAGTGGGGGGTTACAGGAAAGACCATCTTCGATGCGCAAAAAGTCACCGAAAGGCTTATGTACCTACAAGATCGTAAACCCTTGAAAGAGGGTTTTTTTATTTACGAATATGTCCACGAGAGAATTGTAGATTCTTCTATTAAATGGATAGACGAACCGGGCGGGTACATCAGAATTTATGAGGATGTCAAAACAGGCTTTCCGTATGTGCTGGGAGGAGATACGGCAGGAGAGGGAAGCGACTATTTCACCGGGCATGTTATTAACAATGTCACCGGCATTCAGGCGGCGGTTTTGCGCCACCAGTTTGACGAAGACTTATATGCAAAGCAGGTTTACTGCCTGGGTAAATATTACAACAACGCCATGGCTGGGATTGAGACAAACTTTTCCACATATCCGGTAAAAGAGCTCTCCCGCCTGGGATATTACAGGCAGTTTGTGCGCGAAGTTGAGGACAAGATTACAAATAAGCCCAAGAAATCATATGGATTCCAGACAAACAAGCTGACGCGGCCTGTTATCATTTCAAGCCTGGTCCAGATTGTGCGCGAAAATCCGGAAGTAATAAACGACACTGAGACTTTAGAAGAAATGCTTACCTTTGTCCGCAATGAGTCCGGAAAGGCTGAGGCGGCCGATGGCAAGCATGATGACAATATCATGGGACTGGCAATCGCCCACTATATAAGAGATCAGCAATCATATGAGATAACGGATCAGGCCACGGAAGAAGAAGACGATGAGGACGAAGAAGATCGCCACAATGAAGATTCGTACTTTAATTAGGGAGGGCAATATATGAAAACAGATAAAATGCGCGATATTATCATGTCTAAAGCTAATGAGGCGAAAGACAATTATTGCTTTACCGTAGAATCAACGCTGGTAGTAGGAGATAAAACATATAAAAAAGGCATTGAAATTGACTTGTTAAACGAAAAAGAAGCATTGCGGCGGATAAGAGATTTATACCTTTCTGCAAAACTAACATATATTTACATTGATGGCAATGGTCATAGTTGATGGAGATATTGAGGTGACACAATGAACCTGCTTACCACAGCCATATTCACCCTCGGTATGCTAGCCGCTTTCTGGAGCGGCTTTTATGTTGGCTTTTTGAAGCGCGAGGGTGAAAAGCCTCCAATGCCGTTCGCGGACGACATAGACGACATTGTAGACCGGGTTAAAGACAGTATTACCAAAGAAAAGGAAGCCGAGCCAAGCGGCTTCTACGATTAGGCGGGTGAGACAATGGGACTGGTTGATAAAATAAAAGACTTTTTCTACGGTGATGCGGAAGGTGAGCAGAAGGCCAGCACAAACACGCCCGAAGAAGAAAAAATGGTTCACAGAATTACGACCGACCAGGAAAACGCCGAGTCCCTTCGCACCGGCGGATATGACAGTATAGACCAAACCTGGGAGGACGAATACAAAATCTTTATCGGCGGCGGCAAGCAGTGGGAGACTTCCTTTGCCTACCGCAGTTCCCGCGCCAAAAAGATTCGTCCCAACAGTGAGGACAACTTCGCTTTTCTGGCGATAACCAACCAACATGCCAACATCACTACTAATATACCGGAGGTTGTTGTCGAGGGAACCGGGAACGATGACGAGGAAGTAGCCAAAAAATTAACGCACCTTTCGCAGTTTAATGACAAGCGAAATAACTTCCGGTCTATATGGAAGAAGATGGTCCTGCAGTTCCTGAACTATGGGCCTATTATTGGCGGCGTGTTGTGGGATTCTTCCTGGGTAGGCGGCACCGGACCGGATAGGTGGGTGGGTGACGTTCGGATTATAGGCATAGACCGCAGGGAGATATTCTTCGACCCGGCTATTATCAACCTGGAGGAACGCCTCCAGGAGTGCAGCTTCATAACCCGCAGGCCGCGCAAGAAGCTTGACTGGATTAAAGAGATGTGGCCGGAAAAAGGTAAATACGTTTCCTCCGAAAACAACGAGGAATGTCTGCAGGATGAAGGCATGGACCCCCAGCAGGCTTATGTAATCGAGTATTGGCATAAAGGCAAGCCCTGGATCATGCCGGAGGAAGCGAAGAAAAAACTTCTGGAACGCGCCGATATTGCCGAGGTTATGGAGCAGGATTTCTATAAAGCTCAGGACCTGCGCGACATGGCGAAGGGAGAGTTTAAGGGGATTCATGCGGCCTATGTTTCTAACGGTATTTTTCTGGAGTATAAACCCTATGTTTATGACGATGGCCTGTACCCCTTCGTATATAAAACCCTGTACTTTGACGAAAACTCGCCATTTGGTTTTGGTGAAATACGCAACATCAAAATACCCCAGGTCATGCACAACAAGGCCGATGAGATTGAGATAGAGGCATATTCCCGGCAGGGTTTAGGCGGAGGATACTATGAGGAAGGCGGCATATCTCCGAAACAAATAGAGGAAATTAAAAAGACTTCCGGCAAGGGCGGCGTGTGGAACAGGGTAAATTCGATCCACAAAATGAAAGACCGGGAAGGCGTGAAAGTGCCTCCGTCTCTAACCGCCTACAAGGAACATAAGCAGCGCATGGTTGAGACTGTTTCGGCCAACACCCCCATTCAGCAAGGGCTTTCTCCCGGCGCTAACATATCTTACAGCACCGTTGCCGAGTTGGGAGCAAGAACTGACATACGCACCAAGCAGAAAGTTGAGGTTTTAGAGGATTTCCTTGTAGAGCTCAACAAACTCAGGATTAACCGATTCAAGCAGTTTTACACAGAGGACAGATATTACCGACTTAAAGGCAAGTTCGGCAAAACCTATGAGGGTACGTTTAATTCATCAGAGATGTATCAAACATGGGAGAGAGAGGGCGAAGGCGGCGAAACGCGGTTTGAGAAATATGTTCCAGAATTTGACTTATCGGTTAAAATCATGGACGAAAAACCGAATGACCGTGAGTATTATACTAAGACCGCATTTGAAATGTTCAAAAGTCAGGGCATGACCATAAGCGATTTGTGGACCACTATAGATGAAGGAGAGTTCCCGCCCAAGGACCAGATTCTTGATAACTTAAAGGCCCAAGATCAAGCGTTAGCCTTAATGGACACCATGAAGCAGATTCCCCCTGAGAAGCAGCAGCAATTTATGCAGGTGGTACAGGGTATAGCGCAGCAGCTGCAGTTGTCACAGCAGATACAGGGGGCGGGGCAGCAGCCGGGAGGTGGTCAGGGTGGCCAAATGCAAGGGTAAGAGAGGCGGGGAAAAATAGGAAACTTTGACGAGCCGTAAGGCTCTTTTCTTTTGCCCAATCGGGGCAGGTTCGCCACCTTAACGGCGCAAATCGTGGGCGCACGCAAACGCGGGAGGTATTCAAATGTTTGGACACACAGCATGGATGCAGAGAATGACAAAAGGCTGTTATATCGACGGAGATCCGGTAAATGGCGCAGGAGGGGATGTCGCCGACCCCAGCGGGGACACGGAAGACAGCGACAGCAAGCAGGACGACCAGAAAGACGACGAACCGGAGGGGGAACCGGACCCGGACGACAAAGACCCGGGTGATTCTGATGACCCCGATCAGAAAAAGAGGACTAGCAAGCAGACGCCGGAGCAGGACGCCGCTTTTGCCAAGATAAGGCGGGAAGCGGAGGAAGCCAGGCAGGAGCTGACCAGGCGCGACAAGTGGGTATCTGACAATTACGGGAAGTCCCACGGCATAACGACATGGGCACAATACGAGGCGGCAATAACCCAGAGCCAGCAGCAGGAAACGATTGCGCGAAAGGCTGCCGAAACCGGCAAATCGGAGGAAGAAGTCAGGCGCGAGATGGATAAAGACCGGCGCTTGCAGGAACTTGAGGTCAAAGCAAAGCTGACTGAGCGACTATTAACTCTTGAAAAAGAGAAGCAGCCGCTAAAAGACCTGATCTACTTCAAGGAACTGGAGCCGGAAATTGACCAACTGGTTACTGACAATGCCAAAAAGGGTATTGATGTAACCGTCGAAGCGGCATTTCACTACCTGCGAAGCCAGCGGCTTGACGAACTTGTAAGCAAGGAAAAAGGCAAGACGCGGAAGTCAACCATTGCCGATGTCCACGACAGAATGAACCGGGGACTATCCACAGGCAGCGATGGCTCCACCCGCGAATCAGACATTTCCGTAAACACTGAAATGGCGGCGGCTTTCGGCAACGACCCGAAAGAGATTGCCAAATATGTAAAACAACAAACCAAATCAAGGAGATGATTTTAAATGAAAGGATTTAACTGGGCAGGAGACTTAAACGGGCACAAAAACCCTATTATAAGGAAGTATTACGTCCCCGATGCCACAGCGATTGAAAAAGGTGAGCCTGTACGGTTTACCCAGGGCACCGGGATAGTTGTCTTAAGTGATCCCACTGACTTTCAAGATGCCATTCTTGGCGTTTCGCTAAACGAAAAAGCGGCCAGTGACGGCACTTTGTGGATTGAAGTATCTATTTCCCCTTCTGCCATTTACAAGTACAGGGCGGCAAAAGCCTATACCCTGACTGGCGGCAGCACAACCACAGCGGTTGACGACAGCCTGCTGCCTGATGAAGCGGATACCTTCATCGGCGGCGCTATTCAGATAGTGACCTGCGCGGCAGACTCGTCCCTGATCGGCAGAAGGGTTAGTATAACCGACTACGCCGCGACAGACGGCACGCTGACCCTGGCTGAAACCCTGCCCGCGGCTCTGGCGGCGGCGGATACGATTTACATCTGCCCCGGCTACATGATGGATGGCTTTTTAGGCTGGGACCTGAGCAGCGATTCGATGCACCCGGATTTCGACACAGAGGGCAGCAGTGTCCTGAAGTTGTTGTACTCTAACCCGGACACAATGGAAATGTTTTTCACCTTCCTGCCGTCCGAACCAAATACGTAAAACGTCCGCTGGGGCGTTTTTTTAATTACAAAAAAGGAGTTGATTTCCAATGGCATTAACCGAAGCCCAATTTTTGGAGCTAGAGGGTAATATTAATAAAACATGGGATGCATTTTTCAGAATGAAGAAAGACTATATCCCTATTTTTTTCAACATAATTAAGCGTCAGACGGCGCAGTTTACCGATTTCACAATGGGCGCGCCCGGACGCATGACTGAATGGGCTGGCTCTGTGGCTTATGATACCTTTGAAAAAGGCTATACCAAACAGTATCGCCCCACCAAGTACAGCACCGGCATTCAGCTTGACGTTGATCTGTATGAAGACAAAGAGTACGAACAGATCAAAACTAGGGTGAACAATATCGC